AAGGGCATGGTGCCGTCGGTGCGCTCGCCCGTCATGCGCGAGTGGGTGCTTGACCGCCTGACGCCCGAGCAGCTCACGCTGACCGAGGTCAACGGCAAGCCCAGCATCGACAAGTCCGTCCGCGCCAACCTGCTGGCCTGCGACGACCTCGACCCGGACGTCCGCGAGGTCGTGCAGTCGGCCGACGACATCTGGTCGTCCAGCGTCGCGAAGTTCGCCCGGCTGGCGTCGCTGGCCGACGAAGAAGATAACCGCCTGCGGGGCGCGTTTGTGTTCGCCGGCGGCGCCGCTACAGGCCGTGCTTGCGTGGCGGCAACCACTTTGGTCGAAACTGAAACTGGCGCCGCACCTATTTCTGCGCTAGCCATAGGCGAGAAAGTTTTGACGCATTTGGGGAAATTTTGTAAAGTTTCCCTTGTGGTTTATAAAGGCCGCGAAACCATGTACCGCATTCGCACAAAATCTGGCGGATGGGTGGACTGCACATTGCAGCATATGTTGTTGACGGCTGAAGGATGGAAAAGTGTCAAAGAGCTTATCTGCGATTCGCAACCAAGGGGTGCGGGAGAAAATCACTCGGCTATTTACGTCGCCACCGTACCCTACGATGCTGGAAGTTGCTCAAATGACTGGGCAGACACACGCTACGGTCAGCGCGATCGTGCGGGAAACCGTTCCGCCCGACCAGCTGAGAATTCTGAAAGTGGCGAATTACTCAAAATCCAAGCTGGGCGCAAAGAACCCTATGTATGGAGTTCGCAAACAGGTGGAAGCCATATTGCGGCGGGGGTATCAGTATCTTTGGGTGGGGGGCGAAGAAGAATACGCGCCGGAGCATCGGTTAGTGTTGATGCAGGCTATGGGCCTGACGACGTGGCCGGCGGGTTGGGAAGTTCATCATATCGACAGCAACAAGACGAACAACTCCTTGGACAACTTGGCGATTGTGACCCGCAGTGGGCATCAATTGTTGCACTCTCAGAAATTACAGAAATTGTACGTTTGGGAGAAAAGGGAGTTTGGGACATCACAGTTGAAGGAGATGCTAGCTACTGTGCTCAAGGACTAATTCACCACAATAGCTCTTTTGGGGCGCAGGTGCATAACCTGCCCCGCAAGGCCGCCAAAGATCCCGTCGCGCTGCGACAGGCCATCGTGCGCGGCCACAAGCTCGACGGCCGGGTGTCGGACGCGCTCAAGTCCATGCTGCGGCCGGCGCTTATCGCCCAGCCGGGCTATGTGTTCGTGACCGCCGACTGGTCGGCTATCGAAGGCCGGGTCAACCCGTGGCTGGCGCAGTCGCCGGCCGGAGAGGCCAAGCTGGACGTCTACCGCAGCGGTCGCGACCCGTACATCGTCAACGCCGTGGCGACGTTCGGCGGTCACTACAACGACGTCGCCAAGCAGGTCGAATGGGAGTCGCCCGAAGCGCTCCAGATGCGCCAGGTGGGCAAGGTGCAGGAATTAGCGCTGGCGTTCGGCGGCGGTCAGGGCGCGTTCGCCGCGATGGCGCGCGGGTACGGCGTGACGGTGAGCAACCCGAAACAGATCGTGGCCGGCTGGCGCAAGGCCAACCCCTGGGCGCCAGTTTTCTGGTCGCAGCTTGAGGACGCCTACCTGTCCGCGATGCGCCATCCGGGGCAGGAGTTCAGCGCCGGTCGCATCACCTACCTGTTCGACAAGCGGCACCTGTGGTACATCTTGCCGTCCGGGCGCGTGCTTTGCTATCCGTTTGCCAAGCTCGCCGACGAAGGTCTAACCTACGCCAAGGCTTCGTGGAAGCCCAAGGCGGACGCGACCGAATGGCCGCGCGCTCGGCTGTGGTCTGGGCTGGCGTGCGAGAATGTTGTACAGGCCACCGCGCACGACCTGCTGCGCGAGGCGCTGCGGGTGCTGGACGATGTGGTGCTGCACGTCCACGACGAAATCGTGCTTGAGGTGCCGCAGTACGACGCCGAGGCCGCCGCCCGGCGGCTGGAGGATGTCATGCAGACCGCGCCCGACTGGGCCGCAGGGCTGCCGCTGGTCGCAAAGGCGAAGACGCTGCTGCGGTTCGGCAAGTAGCAAAAAAAAAGCCCCGGCGGGTAAGGCCGGGGCAATTCAACCAACAGGAGGAGCGAACGAATGGATTGTAAGACTTTCATTGATTGGTACGCAAGTTTGGCCCCCGACGGCGAGACCGCGCTGGTCGTCCGGCAGAAGCCCGTGCGCCCGCCGGCATTCCACGCCGATGGGTCGCCGAAGTGCACCTTCATCCCGATGCTGCCTGACTCGCGCATCGACCCGTCATGGGCGACCTACGGCAACACGGGCAGCTTCATCATCGACCGGTTCCCTGACGGGCGCCCGGTCGCGCAGGCTCGCTGCGTCGAGTTCCCGCTGGTGCTGGTGCTGGACGATGTCGGCACCAAGTCGAAGGTGCCGCCGATTGCGCCGACGTGGATCATGGAAACCAGCCCCGGCAACCATCAATACGGCTACGCCTTCGCCGAGGACGGTGTGCCGGCCGGGGCGCAGTTCATCGCGCTGGTGCGCCGGCTGGGCGAGCTTGAGTTCACCGACCCCGGCGCCGGCGGGCTGGTGAGAAACTTCCGTCTGCCCGGTTCGATCAACCTGAAGCGCGACAACTTCGCCGCCCGGCTGGTCGAGTTCCACCCCGACCGCCAGTTCACTTATCTTGAACTGTGCGACGCTTTTGAGGTCTCGGCGTCTGACGCCGACACGCGCGCCTGGTCGCCGGCCGCCGGCTTGGCCGACGACGGCGCCGACGATGTCTGGTCGTGGCTGCTGGCGCAGGGGCTGGTGTTGGGCCGCCCGAACGTCAGCGGCTGGGCGCCGGTTGTCTGCCCGAACGCCGCCGAGCACTCCGACAGCAACCCCGAGGCGCGCTACGCGCCCGCCAGCCGGTCGTTCTGCTGCTATCACGGGCACTGCACCGAACTCGATTCTCGCGCGTTTCTGGACTGGGTGGCGGCGCGGGGAGGCCCAAAACGTGAGCCCGGACTGCGCGAGGAACTGCTGGCCGCGACGATGGCCGCCGCGCTGGAGAAACTGCCGACCGGATCTGTCGCCGAAGCCGAAGCCGCCGAAGTGCTGGCGGCCGTGCAGGCCCGTGAGCATCAACGGCTGGAGGCGGCCGAACTGCACGACCACTGGGCTTACGTTGTGTCCGATGACGGCTATTTCAATCTGACCGACCGCACCGAGGTGTCGCGGCGGGGCTTCAATGCGCTGTACGCGCACATCGAGTTCAAGTCACCGCACGGCAAGCGCCCGATTGTGCGCGCCGGCGAGTGGTTCGACGCCATGCGCCAGCCGAAGGGCTCGCGGGCGCTGGCCGGCATCACCTACGCGCCCGGCCTGCCGGCGCTGGTCGAGCGTGACGGCGGGGAGGTCTTCGGCAACCGCTGGGTGAACGCCCGTCCGAGGCGCCCGGTGGCCGCTCAGGGCGCCGGCCTGTGGCTGGCGCATCTGGAGGCCCTGCTGCCCGACGCCGGGGAGCGGGCGGCGCTGCTGGACGTGCTGGCGTTCAAGCTTCAGCGGCCGGACACCAAGATCAATCACGGCGTGCTGCTGGCCGGTCACGCCGGCTGCGGCAAAGACTCGCTGATGGCGCCGTTCATTCGCGCCGTGTGCGGGCCGTTCCAGCGCAACCGAGGGCTGGTGCAGGGCGATGAATTGAACGCCGCGTGGGGATACCACCTCGAATGCGAAGTGCTGGTCTTAAACGAATTGCGGGACTCCGATGCCGGCGCCAGGCGCGCGCTGGCCAATAAACTGAAGCCGCTGCTGGCCGCGCCGCCCGAATACCTCAGCGTGAACCGAAAGGGCTTGCGGCCCTACGACGCCCTGAACCGACTGCTGGTCGTCGCGTACTCAAACGAACAGGTGCCGCTGGTGCTAGATAGCTCCGACCGGCGCTGGCTGGTGCTGAAGTGTGCCGGCGGCCGGATGGACGCTGCCGACGCCGAGCTACTGTGGAGTTGGTATGAGAGCGGCGGCTACGATGCCGTGGCCGAATATCTTTACGCGCGCGACGTCAGCCGGTTCAACCCCGGCGCCGCGCCGATGCGCACCAGATACTGGGAGACGCTGGTGTCCGATGGCCGCTCGCCCGCCGAAGAACTGCTGATCGACATGATTGAAAACCGCACCGGCGAGTTCGCCAGCGGCGTTATCGCGTCGCCGTTCAGCACGCTATGCTCGCGCATTCAGGCCGGCAACCTGTCGGGCATCCGAATACCGAAGGCCGCGTTGTTGCACGCGTTGGCCGAATGCGGGTGGCTGGATTGTGGCCAGGTGTCGTCGCGCGAGCATCCGACGAAGAAACAGTTGTATTGCGCGCCGCAGCTTGCCGAATACAGCAAGTCCGACTTACGCCGAAT